CGGATGTGATCACGAGCGCAGGTACAGACGTTGCTACCGCGCTCAAGGCCGCTGCTTTCGATCGAACAGCGATCATGTTTAGCAACGACGAAGCTAACTTCCCCGAAGCTGCTTGGATGGGCGGTCGTCTTCCGTTGCTACCTGGTTCGACCACTTGGAAGTTCAAGACCCTTTCTGGCATCACCAGAGATCTTCTCAATACTACTGAGCGCAACAACGCTCTTGGTAAAAACTCGAACATCTATACCACAGTCGGCGGCGTCAACATGACTTGCGACGGCAAGATGGCGAGTGGCGAGTTCATCGATGTGATCAGGGGAGTGGATTGGATACAAGCTCGGATGACCGAAAACATCTTCAGTGCTCTGGTCAATTCAGAGAAGATCCCATTCACCGATGACGGAGTTTCGATCATCGTCAACCAGATGCAACAGATCTTGGATCAGGCAGTAGCGAATACAATCTTGACAAATGATCCTGCTCCCAGCATCACCGCACCTCTTGTTGCAAACGTGTCGGCGAATGATAAAGCGAATCGGACACTTCCGAATGTCACCTTCCAAGGGACACTCGCAGGTGCTATCCATTTGGTAACAGTTCTAGGCGTAGTGACCGTCTAAAAGGAGGAATATCGTGGCCCAGAAGACTTATGATTCAAAACAGATCTCACTGATCGTTGGTACGAAACCATTGACTGGCCTTGCTGATGGTTCCTTCGTGACCGTCCGCAGGAACTCAGATGCATTCACCACACAGGTTGGTGCCGATGGTGAGCCTGTGAGATCGAAAACAAATGACAGAAGTGGCGAGTATGAATTCGTGTTGATGCAAGGCTCAGACGAGAACGATTTCATGTCAGAGCTAGCGCTTGCCGATGAGCTATCGAATGGCGGAGTCATCCCAGTCTTGGTCAAGGACAACCTTGGCAATTCGCTTTACGTTTCCGAGAGTGCATGGATCAAGAAGGTTCCCGACTCAGAGTTTGCTAAAGAAAACGGTCAACGTACCTGGATCATGTCAAGCGGAAATGTGAACATCTTCGTTGGTAAATCCAACGCGGCTTAATATTTTGAAAAGGAGTGTCTGAATTGAAGGAGCCAGAGAACCGAGAAATCGATGGCATTAAATACACCATCTACTTTATGTCTCCCAAGAAGCAGATCAAGATGGCGGCATTCATCCTTAAGACTATTGGAGCACCAGCAGGTACGCTTGCTGGTTCCGCTGGATTGATGGATACCAAGATGGACGACCCAGTTATTGGCCAGTTCATCGAGAAGTTGATTGATCGCATTGATGAGGATGAAGTTTGCGCCAAGATCGATATCCTGTTGGGTAGTGTCGAGCTGCCAGGAAAATTCGCAGTTGGAAAATGCACGATGGAGAATGCCGAGTGGCACGGCGAGTTGATGTCTATGTTGAAAGTCGTCGCGGCCGTCATGGAGGTTAACTTCAAAGATTTTTTGGGCGGAAGTACCGGGATCCTAGAATCAATAAAGGGACAGGTACTAAATCGCCTTACAAAATCGGATTCACCAATTGCGACTGGTTGATATGGCGTCCGATACTTCGCCAGGTAGCGACGTTGGAAGAGATCGAGACTCATTACACCCTCGCGGACTTGCTTGATGTTAATGAAGCGTTGGACATACAGGATGAGATCGACGACTACAATCGACCAAAGGAGTAAGCCGAGCGATGGCTGCAATTACTGTCAGAGAACTACTTACCAAATGGGGCTTCGAGGCTGACACTAAGCCGATCGACCGCCTCAATAAATCTCTGTCAGATATGAAATCCTCGGTGAAGATAATTGGTGCCGTTGCAGTATCCACTGTCGGCACTATTTTTGGTCTTGCCGCTTCAGTTGCTACCGCTGGTGATGAGGCGGCGAAGACCGCCAAGCGAATCGGCGTCGGTGTCGAAGCCCTCCAGGAGTATCAGTTCGTTGCGCAGTTGGCTGGTTCCAGCACCAATGAAATGACATCAGCACTTGAGGGTCTAACATTTGGAATCGCCGAAGCTCGCAAGGGCGGCGGTAAACTCATCGAGCCACTAATCAGGCTCAACCAACTCACAGGAAAAGATCTCCTCACTAACCTTGGCAGCGCCGAGGACACCATGCTTGGGCTAGCGGATACGTTCGCACTGATAACCGACGATGCCGAGAAAGCGTCATTGGCCCAGAAGATCTTCGGCGGCAGCGGCCTTGCAATGGTCAACGTGCTCAACCAGGGTAGCGATGCCATTAGAAGGCAGAGGCGCGAGGCGCGAGAACTTGGTGTCGTCCTTAGTGAGAAGGCGACAAAGAATTCCGAACTGTTTATCGATGCCATGCTCCGAGTCAAGTCTGTGCTCATCGGAGTCCGTAATGCAGTTGGTGCCGAGCTACTTCCTTTCATCACTGAGTTGATGGATCAGTTCAGGATATGGGTACTGCTCAACAAAGAATTGATACGCCAGAAACTCTCATCGTTCATCAAGGTCATGATCGGGGCAACGCGAATCCTGGTGGAGTTCTTCAAAAAACTATTCCGCGCGATTGAAGGATTGATATTCGTCATGGGAGGTTTGGAGAATGCCGTCCGCATTGTCCTTGGCCTACTGATCCTAATCGGTGGCGCTAAACTTCTCTCAGGCATCGGCAACTTGACGGTTGCTATCGGTGTTGGATTAGCCCAAGCGTTCACCGTCGCAGGACGAGCGGCAATATTAGCCCAAGCTCAAATGCTATTGATCCCGATCGCAATTGGCCTAGCGGTCGCTGCATTGTTCCTAGTGATCGAAGATATCGTCGGGTTCTTCCAGGGCAAGAAATCCGTATTCGGTTTGCTGGTCGATAACTTCGACATGCTCAGTGACAAACTCACGGGCTTCGTCGCAGGCATTACCGAGAAGGTCAAGGCGGTCGTAAAAACTGGGCTCACGGCTGCGATCGAATTCCTTAGCAATTTGAGTGCAGAGGATTTTGCGGGCATCGGCGACGTGATCCTGAAGGCGTTAGAGTTGGCATTCCTAGTCAGCACTCTTCCGCTTCGCATTGGTATTGCTATTGGCGAGGGGATCATCGAGGGGATCATCGAAGTGATCAGGGAGAAGTTCCCTAGGATCGCTAGCTTCCTCGGCATCGACTTAGAATCGATCGCTGAAAACGAGAAGTCGGGAGAGAGCGCAGCTACTAAACTACTCAGGTCCAGTAAACAGCAAACGGCCGAAGGCGGTTTCGGTGGCGGGTTCTTAGGAGCGCGGTTCAGGACAAATGCACAGGGTGCTGGTATCGGCGCTCAAGCATTCCCCGGTCGTCCTGGTGGTGCGGTCACTCAAATTATTACTCAAACCAATACTATCAGTGTGCCGATAAGTATCCCTGAAGGTGTCAGCAGGGCAGAAGCTCAAGGTCTGGTTCGAGATGGAGTGAAGGATGCTCTAAACCAAACCATCCGCGAAACACAAGTCGCAACAGCGACGCCAGTGGAGAGTTGAAATGGGATTAGCTTCACTACTATTTGGAACCAACAACAGAACAGAGTTCAAGGCTGCGTTGAACATCTCTGGCATTTCGCTCAGTGGATTGATTGGACACATACCAGGCAAAGGCATCCTAACCGTCGATGCAACGATCAGATCGTCGCACACATCAAATGCAACACTCACTGTCCGAGAACTGGAGAGCGGCGCGACCATCAACGATCATCTCTTGACGAAGCCGGAACAATTGACGATCGAAGGGGTCATTTCTGAGACCCCCTTAGACTTGCTCTCATCGCTCATAGGATCGGGTGTAGGTCTTTTGGCTAGCGAGGCATCAAAAAAGGCAGCCGGTACAGGAGCAGCTACAGCAGTAGGTGTCATAGGGGGTCTAGTTCTCTCTCAGATCAATGGCAATCGAGCGAGTGATGGATTCAAGATCATGCAAGACCTCCAGCTCAATCGGACCAAGTTCGATATTGTGACTGGACTCAAAAATTACCGCGACATGGTCATGGTCTCGATCACGGCGAATCGTTCTGCCCAGATTGGCAAGGCGATCCAATTCACCGCTGTGATGGAGAAGGTCACCTTCGTTACTTCTAGTCTCATTGAAGCAGCCGCTAATGCTGCCGCCGATGCCGTAGCCGATGCCGCAACCGATGTTGGCAAGCAAGCTGCAACGACAGCAAGTGATTCGACGAGTGAAAATTCTACAATTCTATACTCCGCACTTGATGCGGCTGGTGGTGTGTAATGGCAGATCAAGTCATTCCAGTGAGATCAGATCTTGGTAAGTATACTTTCCAGATCGCATTGGAGGGCTCCACCTTTAATATGTCATTCCGATTCAACACAAGACAGGATCGTTGGATCATGGATATCGCTGACATCAACAAAGATGAAATCGTCAGTGGTGTGCCGATGTTGTTCGGTCTGATTCTATTCGATCGATTCAAGGACATACGAATGCCCCCTGGTCGCTTCCTAATTATCGATGAGACCGGCGAGGGTCGTAGTCCTGGTCGGATCGGTTTCGGTGACGACTTTAAGTTGATTTATCGGGAGGCTGTGTGAGCACTCTCTTCGGTAGAATTGGGAGCGTAACCGTCAAGGCGAAGACTGCAATTTTTGCACGTGAGCTTAAAGGCGTTCGGTTCAATTTCAATATCACCAAGACTAGTGAAGCAAACCCAAATACCAGCACGATCACTTTATGGAATATCAGCCCTGACAGTCGAGCGGCACTCGAAGAACCACTCGCCCAGGTGACAGTCAAGGCCGGTTACTCCGGCTTCGGTGTCAATCCTATATCGCCTTCCGCGATCTTCGGCCCAGATCAGTCGGAAATTATCTACGTTGGCAACGTCCGATTGAATGGCATCAAGCAAGAACGTCGAGGACCAGACATTGCGACGATACTTGAGTGCTCGACTGCTATCGAAGCGATGACCAACTCGTTTGTTAATCGAAGCTATGCACCTGGAACAACTGCCATCCAAGTTATTACGGATCTAGCAGCTTCGATGGGATTTAGTATCGCGCAACTTCAAACTGCTGGCGCTGATGTCTCTCTCGGTGGAATGTCGATTAGCGGTTCAGCCAAGAATGCACTCACAGCGATAGTGCAAAAATTAGGTGTCGAGTGGTCGATCCAAGACGATGAGTTGCATATCGTCGATAAGTCTCTTCCAACTCTGGAGCCGCCCGTACTTCTCACCGAGCTGACAGGGTTGCTTGGCGTACCGACGAAGAGATCTGATGGCGGTTACATATTTAAAAGTCTTCTCAATCCTAAGATCAGGCCAGGGCGCACCATTGTGATTGCTAGCCTAGCTGTCTCTGGCGCATTTCGTCCACGTAAGGTAGATCACATTGGTGATCTTGATGGTGGTCCTTGGGACACAGTAGTGGAGGCAATCGAAGTTGGCGGGTAGCAAAACAGAAACAAATACTGTCGAGACGCCGACCCTGGGGCAAGTCCTTCAGGATGCTATCGAGAATCGTCTGTGTGATGTGCATACCGCGATGCCTGGCACAGTCGTGACCTATGATCCGCTTACCGGAACTGCCAACATTCAACCTCTGTTGCTTCGGACTTTTAAACAGGGCGAACTTCCATTTCCTTTGCCGCCTATACCTCTCCCGCTCCTGAATAAAGTGCCGGTGTTGTTCCCAAGAACGACTCTCGCCTTCGTCGCCTTCCCATTAGTTCCTGGCGATGTCGGATTGGTTATTTTCTCTGAGAGATCCATTGATCGATATAAAACATTCGGTGGGCCGCAAGATCCTCAAGATGTTCGAAAGCATGATCTATCGGATGGGTTTTTCTTCCCCGGTGGATACCCTCTTACTACGCCGCCGATTGCAGTCGTGCCTAATGCGTTGCACATGAAATACGTTGCATCGGATATCGTGATGAAAGCCACAGGAGAAATTGAGATCAAAAATCCGATCGGCGAATTCTCGATGAACGCAGCAGGTCAATCCAACATCAAAGGACCGACGGGTGAGATGTGGGATCTCAACTCTCAACACTTGGATGCAGATGCGACACACACTCACGGTACTGCTGTTGGGCCTACTAGTGTTCCTGTTAATTCTGCGACATATTTGGCGCTGAAAGTCTTAAACGATGGGAATAAGAAAGTATGATTGATCCACTCGCAACTTGGAGATCCACATTCAAGCTACTACCTCTGGTGGTGACTGATGTATGGGCGACCAACTTTGCAAATTGGGTGAGCGATCGAGTCACAAGCAAGATGTCATTGCCTGGACTTCAAGGTCCAGGACTAACATTCACATTCGATAAGGCCACATTCATTACAGAGCTTGAAGCACTAGAAGATACGACCGACGAGGAGGAAGGTGCTATCAACTTCGCCGAAGCTTGGGAGACTGCGATGCTTTCATCTATTGCCGCTGTCGCTGTCGGAACATCGATCGGAGCACCTACTACATTCACGACATGGTCGGCAATATCTTCGACGGTAATCGATGCCCCTTCACTAGCTGCTGGCAAGGCGAAGATCATCGAGTTAAAGGACGCGCCGAAGGTTGGCGATGCCGATCTATCAGACTTCCCGCCGTTCTTCAGAGATGCATTTCTGTTGCTTACGATAACCACTACTGGAGTCGATAGTGATGGACCACCCAATCCTTTAGTAGATCCAGCGAGGCCAGTTGCATGACAGACATCAAACAAACCGAAGCTGGTGACATCGATATCACTAACAACGAAGCGACGTTCATCGAAAGCACTGATGAAGTCGTCCAACTTCTTCGACAGCGTCTACGAACGTTTTTCGGTGAGTGGTTTCTGGATACTGAAATAGGCGTCCCGTACCATCAGGAAATTCTAAAGAAGAATCCAAATCCCACGGCGATGGATGCGGCATTCAAGAATGAAATACTGAACACGCCAGGAGTTATCGAGCTAACCCAATTTGAAATGGATATCGATCCTGCTACTAGGAATCTGACATTAACATTCCAGTGCATTGCGACCGATGGAATCATTGACTTCAGCGAGATTTTAGGAGTATCGATATGACCTTTGGACTTGACGAGTTTGGTCTTGAGATAAAGACCATCGACACAATCAAGACGGAGATGCGGGACAAGTTCCGATCCGTCATGGGTCAAGGAATCAACGTTGATGAGAGAGCATTGCTTGGCCAGATCATCGGGGTGACTTCCGAGCGCGAAGCATTGGTGTGGGAAGTTCTCGAACAGATCTACAATAGTCAATACCCCGACACTGCCGAAGGTGTCCCGCTCGATAACGTAGCTTCGATCACTGGCACCATCCGAAAAGACCCTACGAAGTCGATCGGCATCGCCACTCTAATTGGAACTGCAGGTATAAATGTGCCCGCCTTGTCTGTTGTGTCAGTTCTTGGGAACTCTAGTTCCAGGTTTTTAACCGATACTGCTGCACTGATCTTGCCAGGAACCGATGAGATTCAAACCGTCGCGTTCCTTCAAGTGCCAGATGGGGGAACCTTTCAGTTAGGGTTCGGAGCGGAGACTACTGCATCCCTGGATGAGACTGCGGTCGCTGGTGACGTCGAAGCCGCGCTCGAGGCGCTGGACGGGATCGATGATGTCACGGTTACCGGATCGTTCGCTGCTGGTTTCGTGATCACCTTCCTTGGATCTAACGGTCTAAGTCCACAACCTCTGATTACTATAGTGGTCAATACGCTTACCGACACAGAAGAAGGAACAGTCACCACCGATGGAACTGATGTCGATGGCGAGTACTTCCTCATGCAAGAGGCCGGTGGGTCGGTCGCTTTCTGGATCGACGAAGATGACTCGGGAACCACAATCCCAGCTGGCGCAGCGGCCGCAGACCGAGCGGTAGAAATCACTACTATTGCCGCAGCTGATTCTGCTAGCGTTAGAGCTACCAAGGTCGCAGCCGTTATGCTTGCGGATGCGGCATTCTCTTCCGCGTCAGCCATTGGCGCGATCATCTCGTATGTTGTGTCAGCGGCTGGCGCTTTAGTCGATGGAGCAGATGGCGACACAGGTTGGGCATTTGCCACAACTACGCAGGGCCGATCTGCTGGCGACTTAACAATTACCCCAACTGAAACTACTCCAGGTGTATTCCCCCAGGTCGACGTCGGCGTGACTGCTGAGACAGCTGGCGAAGTCGCAGCTCCTGCGGGATCACTGACTGTTATTGAGACACCAATCACCGGTTGGTCATCGGTCACGAATGCTCTCGATATCGACGTTGGAACCGATGTTGAAGTGGATCAACCCTTTAAACTCAGGCGCTTGGCCGAAATTGCTATCGCTGGGAAGGCGACGTTAGAAGCGATCCGATCGGCGATGCTGGCAATATCCGATGTGACCGAAGCGGTAGTGTTCCAAAATAAGACATCTATTATCGACTCAGAGGGTCGCCCACCGAAGTCAGTTGATATCGTTGTTGAAAATGGAGATGACGCGGTAATAGCTGCTGAGATCTTCGACGTAGTCGCTGCTGGCATCGAGACGATCGGAACTGAGACAGAGATCCTATTCGATTCACAGGGCTTCTCGCAGACAATAAAATTCTCCAGGCCAACCGACGTACCGATGTCCCTCGAAGTAGCTTTAGCAGTAAATCCAGCCTTGTACCCTGCCGATGGTGATCTCCAAGTGGAGAATGCGATTCTGGCCTACGGTGCCGCTCTTGGAATTGGCGACGACGTGATCGTGGTCCCGCAACTGATCTGCTCCTTCGCCAACATACCGGGCATCCTAGACGCCGCAATCAAATTGGGGGCCGCTGCTATTCCCGCGGACGGAACGGACACTGTGGTGGCAACTGACGATACTGGCGATCTATTGCTGACCACAGGATCTCCACACGGCCTCTTGGTAGCCAATCGAGTCAAGTTCACAACAACTGGCACCTTGCCTCCTGGCCTCTCGCCTGGTGTGGTGTACTTTATTGTTGCAGTCCCAGGTGCCTCGACTTTGAAGGTGTCGTTGCTAAGGGGTGGCGATCCAATCGGTTTCTCTGGATCTGGATCGGGCGTCCACACGGTGAGTTTCGGAGGGCTGGACAACAACATGCTTATATTTGCCCGAGAGTTGGCGAAGTTTGATAGTTCAAGAATAACGGTTACGTCGTAGGGAAACGTTATGGCAGACATCATCCAAATCACCACCCATGAGACTGATGCCAAAAATCGGTTGCTGGAGCAGTACAAGGAACTGCCGAATATCGAGGGCGTCGTCGAGGCGATGGCCGAACAGATCCAGGACCTTGAAGACACAGCTATCCAATTGATTGCAGGTCGCGCACTTGACTCTGCTGTTGGTGTTCAACTCGATCGGTTCGGAACTATCGTCGTCCTTGCGAGAGTCCCAGGTCAAACCGATGCCGAGTATCGAAACTTACTGAAGATCAAGATCGGCCAGAACACCTCGCAGGGCACACCTCCGAAGCTGATCGATATCATGATCCTGCTCACTAGCGCGACTCGTGTCTTCTATCAGAACCTTACGAGTGCGTCGGTGCTACTTGCGATCGATGTCGATTTCAATCCAACTGACGATGACGACGTCGCCAACTTCATCTACACAAACATGCAGAAGGTAGCCGCAGGCGGTGTCCGCATCGACTACATCATTTGCTACAGCAGCAGCAACGACGCATTCTCGTTCGCTGGCATGAATGTTAATGCTCCGGGCCTCGGGTTCGGCAACACGCTTGATTCAAACGCTGGTGGGAAGCTAGCTAAAGTTCATAGGCTCAAGATCCCATTTGCGTTTGATGGTTTATCAGTAACGAACAGAGGATTCAGTACAGTCCGCGATCCGCTCGTAGGCGGCGTACTCGCTACAACTTAGAGGAGTTAGCAAATGGCAAAACCATCTTCGCACCTAGATTGGGCGGTTGGTAATCCGGACCCAGCGACAAACGTCATCGAGCCTTCACCGGCAAAGAAGATTTCAGCTTGGGCGGCGGACGAACGACCACCGTATGAATTTTTCAACTGGCTATTTTTCCGCCAGGATGAATGGAACAAATACTTCGAGACAGTAACCGATATCGGCTTCCTGCTTTTCGATGCCATTGTTGGTTCCGAGACTGGATCGACTCACGCGACTCTGCAAGATGCAAACGACGATGCC